TGCTGCAACTTTCAGTATTCTTGACACATACCTTCCTTCCATGGCTGTGAATGCTCGCAGTGGTGCTGGTCTTGGTATTGGCGCTAACCTTGTTGGCTTTCCACGCATGTAAATAATTCGTTGCTAATTAATCATTGATATCTGTTTTAATATTAATACAAATATCATGAACAAATGGAATCTTAAAAGTGCTTCACCTATCAGTAATTATGATTTTGATATGTTTAATAAATGCTTTCCAAATAAGATTTTATATTTTGATGATTTAATAGAAACAATAAAATACTTATCTACTTCTGTAGTAACAACAAACTTCTATATCATAACTACTTCTCAAAAACATTTTTTGTTTATTAATTGCAATGAAGAGGATTATAATAAAAACCAAGAGAGAATTATGGATATAACAAAAAATAAATATAATTTATTACTTCTTAAAAATAGAATTAGGTATTCTTTTTCTTCTTGATTTCTCTCTGGCTTTTCTTTTCAATAGGTACTACAATAGTTATGAGGCAAAGTAATAAACAATTTTCTTACTCTCTTATTGGCAATACGTTCAACGTCTCCAACATGTGGTGCATAGCCAGATTCAAATAACTCTAGAAAAGCAGTAATGTAAAGTTTTTCTCTTCTCTCTGGAACACACAACTGAAATAATTCTTGCTTTCCTGAGGCATATCTTTCTATTAATGCAGTAAAATTTGCTTTTAGATGAGCTTGAAACTTCTCTTTTTCTTTTCTCCATCGACTCTCATATATTGTTTGTAAATCATTCCACGAAGGAATAACTTTATCACTATAATTTTGCACCTCCTCATCTGATATTGTGCTTATTTTTTTAGTTACACTAATAGGTGTAATAGTGTTAGAAACATTTTGCGTTGGAACAGAAGATTTGTCTGAACCAATTTCCTTGAGTTTGTTTTCCAGTTCTACTAAGTCCATTATAATAAAAATAAATTGTATTTTTTAAATGTATATTCATCATAAATAATAAGTTAAACTCTTAGGAAGAGAGAAATAAAATTATAAATGCAAATATTATATGAATAAAGGTGAAATAAAGACATTTGGAAAAAAAGCTGTTACCATTATCACTGATAATAAGTTTCAATATTATGCTCCTTTGGAAAATGTAGAAAAATTAATTTATCCATTTCTGGTAGAGCCTTTTAAAACTATACCTGTAAAGTTTGATATAAATTATAAAGAATGGTCTGGTTCTGCAAATGGAAGAAAACGATATTTTGCATATAATGTTAAAATATCGGATGAGATCATTATTTAAATTATCCTTGAATTAGTTCATATTTTTGTATAACTTCTTTTGGAATATTTACATTTTTTTTCTTTTTAAGAATAACCATTCTATTATCTTCTGTTTTTTCTATAATATCAAAATATTCTAATACAATATGATAATTTTGTCTATTTAAAAAATCATCAAATATAATTAAACAATTATCATTTATAATATCGTAACATTTCAAACAACAAGCAACACGAAATCTTCCATCAATTAAAACTAAATCTATACTATTTTGTTCTTCTTTACTCAATTTTGTTATATGACTACTATAATTTATTTTTTGTATATTAGTAGCATTTTTACCAGGGTGACCCCAACTATTTGGCTTGGTATCCATTTCATTGTATATATATCTAATATTCGAGTGGACTATTATTTGTTGTAGTTTTTTTTGCCACGTAATGTCGCTTTCCACAGAATAAATGGTTTTTATATTTTTTCTAATACTTGCTTGATATGTACTTCCTCCTGAGCCATATTCAAAATAAACACTAGCATTATCTAAATATTTATAGAACAATTTTTTATCTTTACCTGCTAAGCTCGGCTGCATATATATATAGATATATAGATATATAAGTTAAATATAATTATAACTGAACGCCTATATTGTCGGAATGAACTCCCAATCTAATTCAAGACATATTTTTTTCCAAATCTCATCTTGTTCAATTCGTTTTTCTCTATCCTTAAGCATTGGAAAAAAAGGTAAAAACTGTTCTTGACCAAGTAGTTCACATAATTTGTAAACTGTATAATAGTAATTTAAAAAGTTCACTCTATCTTCTGGACAATATTTTGCATAAGGAGCTTGTATATCCATAAAAAGACTGCAAAGTCTTTCCTCTAGTTCAGGTGACATTACCGGAGGTTTTATACCTAACTTATCTTTAATAAATGGTATATGTTCATAGTATTTATTATAGCCTAATTTTTTTAGAATCTCTTTTGCCCTTTTATTTGTAATCTGTGACAATTTAATTCTCTCTTTTTTAATTTGATTTTTAATATTTTCTAACACTTCATCTGGTATTTGTGTAGTCTCTTTTGCTTGAAATTGAGCAAGAATCTCTCTAAAATGATTTATCCTTTTGTAAGCATAGAAACACACTTCTTTTGGAGGTTCTTTATAAGAAGGTTTCTCATTTTCAATAAGAAACTGAAAACTAGCTGAACAATTATTACAAACTAACATTCCTTCATGATCTATTGCTATTAATTCACCTTTGTGACATGTTGGACATACATCAGTTGACACTATAAAATTATCCATGTCTAAAAAGTTTTCATCCACATTAGCCAGATATTTTTGCACATTAGTTGTAGTATCTTTATTATTATCATGTTTTTCAGTACCAATATTGAAGAAATGATTTAATACACGTGTTTTATTTTTTCCTTCTGCAATATTCTTTTTATTTTCAAAGTATTTGAAAACATATTGGGAATTGTCAAGATAATATTCTTTTCTTGCTTTTTTTATAGCTTTTATTTCTTTTGAAATATTATCTATTTTGTCTTGTATATCTAAAACCTTTTCAATATTTTTCTCTTTCTTTAGCATTTTCTTTAGTCTTTTCTTTTCACCTTTTAGTTTTGGCAATTCTACTTGTTCTTCTTGAGTAATTTTCTCTAAAAGTTCTCTATGTTTGCTATCCAATGTAGTGGTTGATTTGCTGCAAACTTGAATAGTTTTACTACTCTTAGGCTTAAAAGTTGGCATTAGCAATATATATCATTAGAAGTGTAGTGTTTAATTAAATATTTTATTAATCGTTTTATTTATTCCTAACTTTTCTAATTTTAGATAAAATGGAGGCTTCTAAGGCATCAGATATTTATGTGAATAACGAACTTACTCTTGAAAATATTGATTTTCAAAAGTTCCAAAAAATGGCATTTATCTATAACGCATTAGATGAAGGATGGCAAGTTATTAAGAAAACCGATAGATATATCTTTACTAAGAAGCATGAAGGTCGAAAAGAAGTGTTATCAGATGACTATCTAAAGAAGTTTATCGTTAAAAACTTTAGTTTAGATAAGTTAATTGAGTGATTTTCGGTAGATTTCTGAGAAATTTTTTTCTTTAGCAATAATATAATACCATGGGAGGTGGATTAATGCAACTTGTAGCTTATGGTGCCCAAGATGTTTATCTTACGGGTAACCCACAGATTACTTTCTGGAAGGTGACATACCGTCGCCACACTAACTTTGCTATGGAGTCTATTGAGCAGACTTTCAACGGACAGGCTGATTTCGGTCGCCGTGTTACATGCACCCTTGCACGTAACGGTGATCTTGCCTACCGCACATATCTTCAGGTCACTCTTCCTGAGATCAGCCAAAACCAAGCTAAATATGCTCGCTGGCTTGATTTCCCAGGTGAGCAGATGATCGCTCAGGTTGAGGTTGAGGTCGGAGGACAGCGCATCGACCGCCAATACGGTGACTGGATGCACATCTGGAACCAGCTTACTCTTTCCAAAGAGCAGGAGCGTGGTTACAACAAGATGGTTGGTAACACCACCCAGCTTACATACATCACTGATCCTTTGTTCGCAGCAGTAGATGGTCCTTGCGATTCTAACGCACCTCGTCAGGTATGCGCACCACGCAATGCTCTTCCTGAGACCACTCTTTACGTACCATTCCAATTCTGGTACTGCCGCAACCCAGGACTTGCTCTTCCTTTGATCGCACTTCAGTACCACGAAGTCCGTATCAACCTTGACATTCGCCCAATCGATGAGTGCTTGTGGGCAGTTGATAGCCTTGCTAAGTCCAGTGGTTCAGACAAGGCAACCAAAGCATACAATCAGTCCCTCGTAGCAGCTTCACTCTACGTAGACTATGTATTCCTTGATACTGATGAGCGCCGCCGCATGGCACAGAACCCACACGAGTACCTCATTGAGCAGCTTCAGTTCACTGGTGATGAGTCCGTCGGTTCTTCATCCAACAAGATCAAGCTCAACTTTAACCACCCAGTTAAGGAGCTTGTCTGGGTTGTACAGCCTGACCAGAACGTAGACTACTGCTCCTCACTCGAGGGCGGACAGCTACTTTACAAGACTCTCGGTGCTCAGCCATTCAACTACACTGACGCCGTAGATGCTCTTCCTAATGCACTTCACGCATTCGCATCTGAGGATGGCATTGGTTCTTCAGCAACTTCTTACATTGATGCTTCATCCGGTCTCTTCGTTGATGCCGGTGCACAGGAAGTATCCATCCATGATCCAAAGTGGACCAGTGCTAGTGTCGCAGGTGGCGAGGGTGGCTTCAAGAACGACAATACCGGCGGAATTATGTCCGGTGTCTCTGATGCTGGCTCATTCGTCCTTGCTGAGACCGCACTTAACATGCACTGCTGGGGTGAGAACCCTGTCGTAACCGCTAAGCTTCAGCTTAACGGCCAAGACCGCTTCTCTGAGCGCGAGGGTACTTACTTCGACCTTGTACAGCCATACCAGCACCACACACGCAACCCAGACACTGGCATCAACGTGTACTCCTTCGCACTTCGCCCTGAGGAGCACCAGCCATCTGGCAGCTGCAACTTCTCACGCATTGACAACGCAACCCTTCAGCTTGTACTCTCCAACGCTACCGTTGAGGGAACCAAGACTGCTAAGGTCCGTGTCTACGCACCTAACTACAACGTCTTCCGTGTCATGAGTGGTATGGGAGGTCTTGCATACAGCAACTAAGTTGCTTAATACACCTTTTAAAATATATATCATTTAATCAACAATTGATTATATGATAATTTAATAACCTTTGTAATAAAATTGAATAACCTATTATTATTGACTTCATTACAAAATAACTATATATGAAAACATCATTATCGTACAAAAACTTTTCATTACACAAAAATCAACTTGATGCTATTACAACTACAATTGATAATGATTTTCAGAACGGTATTCACTATCATGCCACCGGTAGTGGTAAAAGCTGGATAGCAATGATGATTTTACTTGAGTTTTACAATAAATATCCTTCTTATAATGTTTTGTGGATCTGTGAAAGAAAAGATATTCTTGAGCAACAATTCTCAAAACAAATTATCGATGATAGAGGATTCTCTGACATAATTAAAAAATATAACGTCATTGACTTAACAAATAATAAGTCAACTAACTGGATTCAATCGCTACACTCATCAAGTTTTTGGGGAAAACCATTCCTATGTATTATCAATCGTGCCTATCTAACCAGCAAAGAAAAATATAAAAAACTCAGATCACCAATACACCTTATCATTCACGATGAATGCCATTCTATTGAAAATAAAACTACACAAGAGTTTTACAAATGGGTTTATGATAGTCATCAAAAAAATAGTAAATTACAAGATAAGTTTACTACTAGAACTATTGGATTTTCAGCCACACCAGAGTATATTTATCCTCTTGATAACAATCTAACAAAATACTCTATATATAGTGCTTACTTAGATAATGTAATCTTACAACCAAAAATCATGTGGTTTAAAAGTGAGTATCAAATGAGCATGAATACAACAATAAAATTAATAAAAGAGTCAATTCAAGATTTGCCGTATAAAAAACTTATTGTTTGGTGTGGTATGATTGATGAATGTATTTCCATAGCAAATTATTGGAAAGACCATTTCCCTGAATATAAACTATGTATTGACTTTTGTGATGAAAGTAGAATGAAGAAATGCACTGATATTTATGATTTTGATCAGTTTTATAATTCGTCTTCAATGTCTATATTGTTCTGTGCAGTTAAACATAGGGAAGGATCTGACATACCAAACATAGATGGTTGTATATTTATGGATCGTGTTGAAGTTAGAAGTGAGAGATTATTTGTACAGTCACTTGGTAGAGTATTGAGAAAAGATAAAGATAATAAGAAAAAGTTTGGTCTTATTATTGATATTAATGCCAAGTCAAGCATAGAACTTTGTAATCGCGTTCAAAGATATATGCGCATAACAAATGGATTCCCTTGGAGTTTTCATATAAAAAAAATAACTTATGACACCACACCTGTTAAGAAAAATACAATATTCATAAATACATTAGCTATGAAAGAAATATGTGAAAGTAATGAAAATAAAACAAATGACGAAGAAGATAGAGTTGTTTACACTAAAGACGAAATAACCTCATTATTTGTAAGGAAAATACCTTTCAAAAAAGATACAAAAGAGTATTTAAAATATTCAAATCGTATAGATTTTGAAATTGACATGATTCTTGAAAAGAACCTTTTTGGAAATATAAAGCGTGGTCTAGATATACTAGAAATGACTGGTAACATACCTCATGTTACAAGAGGCTCATGTGGTTCAAGCTTGGTTTGTTATATGCTTGGTATTAGTCATACTGATCCTATTCAACATAACATAACATTTGCTCGTTTTATAAATCGATTCAGAGATACTTTACCTGATATTGATATTGACTTTCCTCATTATCTCCGCGATGAAGTATTCCTGAAACTATTTCAGAAATGGGGTGACAAGGTTGCACGAATTAGTAATCACAACTACTATCACGAAAAATCTGCTCTACGTGAAGCTTTTCGACAATGTGGTATTCGTAAGTTTATTTCAAAGTACGATATTGGTAAAGAACTAAAGCAACTTGACCCTGAAACTAGAAGTGATATAAAAAACAAGCAAAAACAACTAGAAGGTACATTCAGAGGATTCTCACTGCATTGTGGTGGTATTATATATTATCCAGAAGGTGTACCCGAAGATATAATACTAGATAATGATTCTACTTCTAGATCAATGATACAACAAGTAACATTAAATAAACTTGATGTGTCAGAAGGTAAACATTTCAAAATAGACATATTATCGTCTCGTGGACTATCTCAACTATATTATTGTTATGGTTTTAATGATATTGATTTTAACGATCCAAAAATAATTAATGACTCATTAACAGCTGAACTATTATCACGTGGAGACAATATTGGTATTACACTTGCAGAAACTCCACTCATGAGAAAAGCGTTAAAACTAATTAAACCCAAAAATATACATGATGTTGCGATATGTTTATCTATTATTAGACCTGCCGCTCAAGAGGCAAAGAAAGAGTTTCAGTTAGGAAAATACAGCTATAAACAAAAGAATCTTATTATATTTGACGATGATGCTATTCATGTTCTTCAAAAACTAGTAGGATGTGATGAAGAAGAAGCAGATAAGCTAAGACGAGGTTACGTAAAACAAGACAAACGTGCTTTAAAAATCTTGGAAAGATATCTATCAAGAAAAGCTCCTAACACAAGAACAAAAATTACAAATAAACTTAACCAACTAAGAAAATATGGTTTCTGTAAAGCA